TGGTGGAGACCCATCAAATATTGTTTATAGGTCTTCATATGAATTAAAGTTTATGCAATATTGTGATTTGACTGAAAGTGTAAATTCTTGGAAAAGTGAAGAATTTTGTATTGCTTATCGTTCACCAATTGATAATAAAATTCACCGATACTTTCCAGACTTTTTTGTGAAGTATAAAGATAAAGACGGAAACAATCGAACTCTTGTTGTTGAAATCAAACCACAAAAAGATTTAAAAATGCCTGAAACAAATCCAAAAAGAAGAACAAAGTCTTGGGCGTATTCAGTTAAAATGTGGGTAGTCAATCAGGCAAAATGGGAAGCGGCAAGAAATTGGTGTGCTGATAGAAATTATGAATTTAAAATATTCACAGAAAAAGAATTAGGAATTCCAGTCAAATGATAGCAGACGACATCAGAAAGCAAGCAGGCAACAAATATCGCAGTAGTGATTGGTGGACCAATTCACTAATGAATGAATTGAGAAATATACAAAAGAAAGACATCAATCAAGCAGATACTGGATTTATAAAACCAGGAGATTTAGTTTTCTTTTTATATTCTGCAAAGTATCCACAGAGATATGAATATTGGGATAAACATCCTCTATCTTACATTATAGAAATTAGTTTTGCAGAAGGTTGGTTTCTTGGGGCAAATCTGCACTATCTTAATCCACAATATCGTGGAGGTGTCGCACAATCCTTTCTAAATAAAGAAGGAATTATAAATGCACCCAAGAAAACTTTACACAAATATCTCTTCTCTGGAGTAATGACTGAATTCTTTAAAGTGCCTGAAAAAGAATGGAGAGAAGTATCGTTGCTTCCAACAGAGAAATTTGTTGATAAAAGAGGTCAACCAGTATTCAAAACCAAAGTTTGGGACGCACCATAGATGGCATATGAAGTATTAAAAGATAATTATTATCGTTCATCTGTTGGACCTTTGGGCCTTGAACTTGGAATTAGATACGATCCAACAAATGGTGACTACGAATTAAAAGAAAAAAATATACTTGGTTACGATGCAATATCAGGAAATGCAATATTTTATAAAAATGGAAGTTGGACAAGTGATGCAATAAGAGATCCAAATCTATTTGTAGATGGTGACCCAAACAAACCAACAGCCCTATCGCAACAGTTATCGACAGATATAAGAAAAAAAGTATATGCAGCATATCAAGCAAAAGGAGGTACTGCTGGTGGAAACGTAGTTAATGCTACCGCAAAACCAGCAAATCAAAATAGTCCAGCAGGAGTAAACAATAGTTTTCCAGGAACAAATCCAGGAATAGCAACAGCAATACCAGGAACAGGTGCATTGGCAGCACCACCAGGACAAGGTAATCTTTTTGATCCTGGTTTGGGAAATATCACTAATCTCAATTTTAATAGCAACAATGAAAAAGATATCTTCAAAAGTGGTCTTTTATTATACCCAATTGATATTTTAAAAGACCAACAAGATACATTGCAAATTACAATGTATCGTTATAGAGCACCATTGGAAGGTGTATTTTCTGGAAAAATAGATACAAAATCAATATTCACAAAAGGTTTACAAAGAAATAGTGCCCTAAAAGAACCAATTGCAACTACTGTTTTACCAATTCCATCAGGAATTCAAGATAATAATGCTATAAGTTGGGGTGATGACTCAATGAATAATATGACGGCAGCAGTAACTGCTGGAATGATTAAAAATATAGGACCACAAATGGGAATTCAAGCAGCACTTGGATTGGCAAATACATTAACACAAATTAAAGGAATAAATTTACCAACAGGATCTCTAAATCAAGCTAGTGCTTTGATATCTGCTGGTGCTGATTTAAATAATCCTATGATCAAAACTGCAATTGTTTCTTTACTATTAAAAAATGCTGGATTTGAAGTTTCTCCAGAAACTATATTAGCAAGAGGTGAAGGAATTGTTCCGAACTCAAACTTGGAACTACTATTTCAAGGACCAACACTTCGTCAATTTGGATTCACTTGGCGTATGAGTCCAAGAAGTGCCAGTGAAGCAACAAATGTAAAAAGAATTATTCGTATGTTTAAACAGGGAAGTGCCCCAAGAAAATTAAATTCACAGTCTGGTGCTGGTTCTGCTTCTCTTTTTCTTGGAACTCCAAATGTTTTTAAACTTTCATATAAAACAGCAGGAAATAAAGAAATATCTGGGTTAAATAAATTTAAGATATGTGCTCTTGTTAATATGAGTGTTGTTTATGCCCCTGACGGTCAATGGGCTGCTTATGCCGAAGGACAGCCAGTGTCCGTGCAGATGACTTTAAACTTCCAAGAAATTGAACCTGTATATGAAAATGATTATCAAAATAAAATATTTGGTAATCTTGGTGATAATTATAGTCTAGTCAAAGACGACGATGTAGGATACTAAAATGTCGTATTTTAGAGAACTTCCAAATTTCGAATATATTGCAAATTTTCCTAATCAGTCATTCAACACTGATTATGTTGTAACTAAAAATATATTCAAAAGAGCAAAATTAAGAACTGATATTGCAAATGCTATAACTGCCTTTGAATATTACCAAATTATTGATAATGAAAGACCAGACCAAGTTGCTGCAAAAGTTTATGATAATGCAGATCTAGATTGGGTGATTTTAACAACCAATAATATTACAAATATTAATCAAGATTGGCCTTTAGATAACAATAGTTTTTATAAGTATCTTATTGATAAGTATGGAAGTGACGAAGAGCTTGGAAAAACACATCACTGGGAAACTGTTGAGTTTAAAGATGAATATGGACGTGTTGTAGTTCCTGGTGGTTATCAAGTTGACCCAGGAAAAACATTATCATTTACAACTTCCACAGGTCAAAATGATTATACTTTAAGTGAATTTCCAAATGAAAACAAAAATTATTCTATTACTATTAATTTAAATCAATATCTTCCTGTTTATAATAATGGAATAGAAACCACACAAGCAATCATAAAAGATATTGATCTTAACTCGTCTACATTAAAAGTTGCTGGAAGACAAAATAAAATTGATATTAATATCACAAATATTTTAGATGCTTGGCCCAACAGTTGGGGTGGAAGCACAATAATAAAAAGAAGAACTGGAAATACCACAGTTCAAGTTCTTGATATTATATTTGAAAATGATATAGTTCTTAACCCATTATTATATGAAATTGTTGGTGAAGAAGTAGATGGTGTAATCGTGCCAACATTTAAATTCAAACCACAAAACTAAATAAAATAAAAATCATATGTCTACTCCAACTCCTATAAGTGGTGTAAAAATAAAAATAACAACTGACATTCAAGCAACTTCTATCACCAATACAAATAAATCTCAATCTACAACTTCATCAATTAAAGAAGTCAGTAATTATGAATATGAAGTTTTAGAGAATGAAAAGAAAAGAAAGATTTTAATTTTAAAACCACAATACTTATCCGTCTTTATAAGTGATATGAAGAATATTATGAAATATGCAGAGTCTTCACAGTATATCGACCAAAACACCAAACGTGGTTATAATCCACAAATTACTGGGGTGTGAACCCTACGGACAAAAAAATACCCCCGATTTTTTTCGGGGGTAAAATGGATTTAAAAGTCGATTTTGAAATCAGGACTCTGCGAGTTTTTGAAAGTAAGACATCGCACCATCTTCATCCTCGTCATCATCACTAGAAGAAGAACGAACTGAAACAGTTTCTTTCACAGGACGTGAAACTTCAATCTCTTCCTCTTCATCAATCGTTTCAGGGTCTTGGAACTTGGGAGTTCCTTTGAGACCAAGAGTGTAATCAAGACGTTTCTTCAAATCTTCATAAGACTTGAATTCACTTGGAGCAACAAAATCATTCAAGTTGTTGAGTGATTTGTAGATTGTTTCCAGTTCATCATCGTCGTCAAGAAGAGCAGAAGGTGGTGCGAACTCAGATTTATCATAGTTCCAATAACCATCTTTCTTCACCAGTTTCAGTTTGAAGTTAGCACCCTTCCAGAAATCAAAAGGATTGATTGGTTCTTCATCATCAAACTCAGGTTGCATCGAAGCCATAATCTTATCAAAGATTTTCTTACCAAACTTATAAAGGAACACTCGTCCTTCATTTGCAGGATTCGCAGGATCTTTTACAACATAGATATTTGCAAAATAAGAAAGTTTACGTTTTTGTTTACGTGCTTCTTCCTTATCACGATCAGAACCAGAGTTCCAAAGAACACGGTTCTTCTCACATACAGGACAGTTTTGACCCAAAGTAGTGAGGCAATTATCAATCAACCAACCACCAGGACCTTGAAATGCGTGAGACCAAACCTGAGCCCAAGGCAGATCACAACCTTCGGGAGCAGGAAGAAATCGGATTACAGCAGAACCAGTTCCACCTTTATCCATTACAGGTTTCCAAAAACGATCGTCATCTTTGGAACCACCATCGTTGAGTTTCTCAACTTGTTTGATGAGTTTTTCGGTCAAAGAACCCATCTTAGATTGCTTTTTAAGATCAGCAAAAGACATTCGTATTCTCCGTATTAGTAGTATTGGAAGTATTGTACGTATTAAGTATAGCAGGTATAAGGTCAGTCGTCAAGGGTCTTTTCGAGATTTTCAATTGACTCTTCCATCTTCGCAAAGAATGTATTGATATTATCTCCCGATTCCAATCCAAACATTTTAGCTGAATCAAGAATTCGATTCTTCATTTCTATTGCTTCTGGGTCATCAGATAGAGACATTCTAAAAATGAAAACTTTTTGTTTTTCCAAAAATTGTTTCATTGTTTCTAGATGCTCCCTTTTTTTATCCGAACCAGAAAAAGGAAGTTCCAATAATTCATTAAAAAGTTTATGTTGAAGTTCATCAAGTTCAAATAAAGATTCTCTGACCTGTTCTGAATCAAAAAATCTGCTCATAAAACAATCTCCTTGAGGACTTCTTTATACTTTGCTATATCAATATTTAGGAATGGTTGATATTTTCGAATTCTTAGACTGACGGTTTCCCATACTGGATCTGTTAATTTCTTATCAAACTTTTTCACATAACCCAATATCATATCCAATATCACCATCGTTTCCAAACTGATTGCTTTTTGAAAATACTTTTTGAGAATTTCTGGATGTTGATTATTTTTTATCTCAAAAAGTTTTTCAAAACTATCTTTGTGTATAAAGACTTCTGCTTCTGTTTTAAATGAATAAAAAAGACTTTGGGACTTCTTCAACCAATTCGTATAAACTTGTTCTCCATTTTCAATAATTTCACCAATCCATAGAGATTGAGTATCATTACATTCCGCAAAATTTGCTACAAAATATGCTTTGATTTCGTCGTCACTTTTTTGTCTTGAAGTTCTCTCGAAGAAATATCTATCTTTCCTCTTATGAAAAGAGTCCAGAGATGCTCTGGACTTTCCACAATACTTAAAGTAATCGTAATTTTCTTTTGTAAAATGATTTTTGAATGCTAAGTAAGTTTTATATACATCAAATGGGGTCACAATGGCAATTTAGCACGAGTAGTTTTTTTCAAAAAATTTAATTCGGTCGCATCATTTTTAAGTTTTTCTTTCAATGGTTTAGAAACTAATTTAGATATAGTATCAATTTCAATGTTATTTTCTTCACAATATGTGACGATTGCATCAATATAATTGATTTTAGATTCCTTAACCATATGTTCTATGTCCTGAGCGAACTTTTGAGGACATAGAAATTTGTTATTTAATTCTTCCTTGAGTTTATCATTCATACTGCTGAAGTTTATCTCTAACAAATTCTCTAATATATTCGGTGAGTAACTTAATGTACTTCCCTTTGTCGTATTCTTCATAAATTTCGCATTCTCCATTTTCACAAGCCATAATGATTACAAATTTCTTTACCATTATACCAGTAAGTTCATATAACATACAAGCATAAGCAGCACATTGAACAAAATAGTGTTCAATCCAATCTTTTGGTTTTGGTTTCTTCGAGGTCTTAAAGTCAATAACTGCTAATTCCCCATCGTATTCTGCAATACAATCAACCGTTCCTGCAACACCCAAAACCTTACTATACAAAGAATTTTCAAGTGCATGAATATTATTTATCTTATTCAAATAAGGTTTCGCAATTCCAAATAACATTTGAGAAATTGGAAGAACATCAGAAGGCAAACTCTCATTCTTCAAATACATTTCAGAAAGAGTATGCATATCAGTACCACGACTGGTTGCTTGCTTTGTGATTTTATTTGCTTGTTCTTCTCCTACTTTTTTTCTCCAATCAGCAAAGAACTGACGGTTCTTATGACTTGTAACAGACGTAATTGATACAAGTCTTAGTAATTCTTCTTCATCAGGAACTTTATAGTAACGAACTCCATCAATTGTCTCCCTCTCAAGTTGAGGAAGTTCAATATCAATATAATTAAACATCACAATCCAAGTTCTAATTTTGCAGTGATGTATTCTTTTACAAGTCCAGAACGAACAATATCACCAATACCAAATTCAACTAACTCAAATGAATCCATCTTTCTTAAAATATTCATAAAGTCAACAATACCATTTTTTTCATTTGACTTTACTAAATCAGTTTGAGTTGCATCTCCACAGAAACAAATTCTACTATTTTCACCAACACGAGTAATGATAGAATCCAATTCGTGAAAATTAAGATTTTGATATTCATCAACAATAATAATTGAATTATCAAGAGTTGTGCCACGAATAAATGAGGTGCTCCAAAACTTTACAGTTTCTTGAGATTTGAGATTACCATAAAGCATCTCAAACTCAGCATCACTTGGCATCTGAAACATATACTTTACCATATTCTTATAAGGAATTTGATAAAGAGCAGACTTATCATCGTGGTCTCCTGGAAGAAACCCAATCTCACGAGTTGCTACAAGAGAACGAACAACATAGATTTGTTCGTATGGTGTTGTCTCATCTAATACATCTTTGAGTGCATTATAAAGAGTGATAAATGTCTTACCTGTACCAGCAGCACCATAGGCAACTAAATGTTTACCTTCTTCATATGCTGCAAAAAGTTTCTTTTGATTTTCTGTAAGAGGTTCAACATCAACCAAATAGTCAGCACTAATTGGTTTTCTTTTTTTCATCTGTTTAGCAGTCATCCCAATACCAATTGGATGATTGTCATTGCTTCTTCTTTTTCTTGCCATAGTTAAATTGGTTTTACATTTGCACCTGGAACTTTCGAAACCTTGTGAAGGACATCATTCCATCCAGGATTTCTTCTAACATGTCTACTTAATAAATCACCAACCTCCCCCACATTCATTTGTGTAGGAATGAGTGGTTTGATATGTGGATTTTCTTGGAGAAAAGGTTCCTTTTCCGCCATATACATCCATTTTTCAAAGATTTCACCAGTTTCTGTATTTTCGAATCGATAAGTTGGCATTATTTTAATAATATGTAAAGATATTTATTCTATACAAATAGAGGGAGCATCTACACATTCAGGGCAGTTCTCTCTACTCCAACCAAGAGCAGCAGAGATTGTAGGGAACTGACACGTAAAAATACAACGGATTGCTTCTGCGACCTCCATATGTTCCTTCTGGGTGCCATGAGCACTACGAAGATCAATATAGTGCATCCATGACCTTAGAGAGCCTGACATATAAAGACGAGTCTGTGTTGCCTGCGGAAGCACAAAACGAGCACATTCTTTTGCAACTCCCTGAGCAAGAAGAAGATTGTAGATATTTAAACTTTCTTCAAAGTGTTTTTTAATCAATAAACTCATAGTTTCTTTTAAATCACTTCCAAGATCATCTGTACTATTCTGTCTATTTTTTGTATCTTGTCTCCTAAGATCAGGTACAGGAAGTTCAACTTGAAGTTCTGTACTATCAGCATATCTTTGACTGAATTGCTGGAATGTGAAAGACCTATGACGCAAGATTTGCGTAGCAATCGCCAACGAGGTATTAATTTCAACTGTGAGGAATGCATGTTCGAAGATGCTCCAATGTTGGTTCTTAATACAATATTTAAGCAATCCTTCGAAATTTGAATTCTCTTGATTTTTTGGATTACTTACACGAGCACAATAAGCAATATGTTGTTCTGCGTTTGGTGTTGCAGAAATAAGTTTAACTTCGGGTTTCATTTTCCAAATCCTTTTGATGTATGTTTTTCCAATTCGGCAAGTTCATTTTCCACAACTCTTAATTGTGATTTCATTTCTCTGAGTTGTTTATCTGAATATAAATGTTCCTGTTTGATTAATCTTTTAAGTAGTTTAACCAATTGCCTCGATTTGCTAGTCATCATTATCCTCAAATACTTCATCGTAATCAATAATTTCTTGATTACTTTCTACTTTATTTGTGTGAACGTTTGAATAAATTTCTGCTTTTAAAGAATCCAAAAGCAGTTCCATATTCCGTATAATCAGTTTAACTTTTTCTCTATCCATATAATAAAGTTATCTCCTCTTATTTTAGCACAAAAAAAGGAGGGTATCAATCCCTCCTCTTAAATCAACGCATTGCCATTGCTAGTTTTGCTTGATGTTTACGTTGTTCCTTTTCTTTTTGTTGTTTGATTAAAACTAGTTGCCAGTTGTTTTTAGTTTTTACTTGTGACATTAGGTTTTCTCCTTAGTTGTTTAAATTAAAGAGCGTTCCTTCAGTCGGCGTTTGCGTCTATTTTACACCTTTTGGGAGTAATCTGTTTGATTTCCCAAATTAAATCATTACGAGTTTGTGGAGGCATATTTGCCTTCATAACTCTTCCAATAATCAATTGTGCCTGAAGGCAACTAAGTAAGAGTGTTTCCATAGATGAACGATCCGTTCCGCGTCGGCTTACTTCCGACCCAAAATGGGTTGAACGTACTGTATATATTAGTATAAAAATGAAAAAGTAGCAACAGATACTTTTACTGTATCGTGCTGCTACTTTTATCTGCGTTTTTTTGTTTCTTTTGGAACATACCCATACATCTTTGGACTTACTTTTCCGTTAGTCCATTTAATTTCTTTGAGTGCTCCCTTTCCATATTCATCATAATAAGTATCAAAAACTTCTACTTTACCACCTGCTTGTACTATATCATATTTTTCTGTATCTTTTACAACATACGTTACAAGATAAGAGTTGATAGGAAGACTTCCATCTTTTGCATCAATTGGATCGCAATCTTTTTTTAAAATATTCATAATTATTTTCCTTGTAATTAGGACCTTCCACCCCATTGAATATCAGGATATGCTTCAGAAACAATATCCTTATTGATTTTATACTTACTTTCAAGTTTTTTGTCTTTTACAAGACAAACAATTTCTGCTTCCAGAGGATGAAGTCCTTCAAGCATATTAATAAACATCATTTCTCTACGAATAGAACTTAAACTATCGTTACCACCTCGGACAAAATTATAAAGCATCGTAAATTCTTTACGAAGAGTTGTTTTGCCACTTCTATCTTGAATTGTTCCCATCGACGTAGTGGAATAGTGTTCCATAGTTTCAATTTCCTGTTTTACTCTATCAGAAAGATTTCCACTTACTTTAAAATCTTCTTTAAGATTAGAGTAAGGAATATCACCTTCTGGCAAAACAGATACTACGGTTTCATCAAAATTCCAAATAAAAATTGCTTTCAATGAATCATGTTCGTATGTTTTAAGTACTTCTACTTTCTTTGCCTTTGACCTTTGTTTTGAAGCAAGAGCAAGGATTTCAAACACAAATGGATTTGTAGGAAGAATTTCGAGTTCAGTCTCTGTCTTCTTCGTCGTCGTTGTCGTCATAATCGTTTTCAAATCGTACTGCTAAAATTTCATCTGGTATAAGATTACCATTTTCATCAAACATTTCAGGATGTGTATAAATTTGTCTCATTTGATTTTCATACAAATGAGATTTCGTTAGCCAACCTATTACTCCACCCACTAATAAAAATAAAAAAGTTAATAAACAGAAAATGGTGAGTTCTGATGCTAACATTTTTCTTCTCCAAGAGACTACGTTTTTTTTATCATTCTTAGTTCAATTTTAAAATGTATCTCTCGTTTAAAAAGAGAAAACATTTTTCCAAAACTGAACTTTCTAGAATCCAATTCTGGTTGATTTGTCCCTCCTTTTTTTCGAAGTATTAATTCAACACCACGATTGATGTTTGTTCTTCCAGAATTATTTATAGTGCCCATCAAAACATATTGTTCTCTTGTAAGTACTTTACAGTATCACTACATCCACCAATATGTTTTTGCTCAAAAACAACTTGTGGAAATGTAGATCCTTCACCAAATTCAGCATAGAATTCTTCCCTTGTGAATTGGGTTCCCAATTCATAACAAATGACTGGATATCCTTTCTTGATACTCAAATCATTTAGAACCATTTTAATTTTGTCGCAATAAGGACAACCTTTTTTTGAATAAACTGTGAAACTCATAAGAATTATTAATAAGGGTTTAAAAATTAAGAAGCATTATTTCTACGTTGACGATATCTATATAAAGGTTGTTTTTCTTTATCGTTCATCCAATTTACTATAGCATTTCTTTTTGCTTCTGTAAAGAAGTCTTGATTATAATACCAAGTTTCCCAATCAGTGTGGGCCTTATCACGATTGCAAGATTCACAACAACAAATAACATTTGTAATAAAATCACTTCCACCTTTTGCTTGTGGAACTATATGATCGATTGTTAAGTTTTGATCAGAATCACAATAAGCACATTGATGATTCCATTTTTCTTTAATTGATTTTCTCCACAATCGTTTTGCTTCTTGATTTGATAAAGTTTTAAGATTAAAAAGATATTCTTGTGGAGAAGTGTAAAGTTCCATAAAGTTTAGCAACTTATTTTTATTTATTATTAGTCTTAATCACTTCTATAAGTTCCTTAAGAGTAATGTAGATGTAATAAAACTCATCAGTATAAGTAATATCTCGATCTCTCTCAAGAATCAGTAATATTTTTCTCATCATATTTTTTCTTACAAGCATCTTGTGCCCAAGCACGACTTAGACTATTTACATGAGAACAAGATTTTCCAGATTCCCCACAGTAAGGACATTTAGCATCTGGGGGGTCTCCAAGATAACCCTCAGGTGTATACATCTTTTTCTTTTTAAGATTTTTTGATTGCTTATGTTTTCTGTGATTCATACAACCACAGGATCTCCTTGACCTTGTGGTAGTTTAATTTGTGGTAGTTCATTAATTTTTTCCACCATCCAATTATCCTGATGCTCTTTGTAACCAGTAGTATCAATCAAACTGGTTGGAAGTGCCTTTGGAATCTCAATGTCAATTACAGGACTCATCAGAATTTTATTTCTTGTAATCGTTCGGTTTTGTGGATCAAACGCAACCATTGTCAGCGCGTCTATTTCATCACCACAATCAACAATCTTTCTTCCAGTCTTAGTGTCAATAACTGAAAAATAATCTTCGTTATACTTCTTCATTTTCTAATTCCTTTTCTTCATTATAAAATGGTTCTGGTTTTCTGTAAAGACCAGGCCAAGTATCCCTGATAATCTCTGCGAATTTATAAGGTGTTTCCGAACTGATCATTTATATTTTTCAAGTGAGTAGATTCCATTTTTTTCTACAATCGCAGAGCACGTATCACACCAATCACCACAGCACATATACAAAAGTTTATTAAAATATCTAACATTTCCATGATGAATATGACCACAAATTACACCATCATATTTTTTATCTCTCTGAATACAATATGATGCAATATCAGTCTCATATTGATTGATATATTTTTTTCCTTTCACTGTATTCTTCAAAGCATAGACTAGAGAAAATTTAAAGAACCTCTCTAACCAAAAACTTAATGGTGTAATAATCTCATATCCCTTATTAAACATCAACTGCTTCCAAGATCCAGAAGAATACTCCGAATACTTATCACCATGAACACAAAGAAATTTATTTCCTTTTGAGTCCTTGTGTGTATATTCTTCTACCATTTTGAAGTTCTTATGTTCAAAATCACAATAACGACGAATTTCTGCTTCGTGATTTCCAAGAATATAAATGACCTCTGTTCCTTTCTTTGCCAAGTTTAAAATTTGATGAACACATTTTGTATGTTCCTTTGTCCAAAGGGTATTATATTTTTCCATGCAGTGAATATCAATAATATCACCAACCAATACTAACTTTTTGGTTTTTAAGTTTTTAAGAAAATTATAGAATTTTTCAGTATCACATCGTGGTGTTCCCAAGTGAACATCAGAAATAAAAACTGTATCGTAAGTCATAATCAGAATCTTGATGGAACGTATTCAATATCTTCAAGAATATTATTCAACATTTCTCCATATTCTTTAGATCGTTTATCTCCTGCGATGAAGGATCTCTGACGTATCCACAGAGCATCTGCCAGAAGTTTGATTTGGTCTTCTGTGAAGGTTATAGTTTTCATAGTTAAAAGGTAACTGTTGTATGTATTAGAAATCTTGTGCGACTGATAATATGAACATAATAACACCGAAAAGTTCAAAGAAAAAGAGTATTAGAAGAAATGCCATAAAAAAAGGAGTTCTTTTGGAACTCCTCTATTTATTTTTTAGGTTTTATATCAACCGATGGAAGGTGCAGTTAAGGCAACTTCAGTAGTAGAAGCAGTGGCAAGATCCAAAGGAAAATTATGTGCGTTCCTTTCGTGCATCACCTCTAATCCAAGTCCAGCACGATTAAGAATGTCTGCCCATGTATTAATCACATGACCTTGACTATCTTGAATTGACTGGTTGAAATTAAACCCATTCAGGTTGAATGCCATGGTGCTAACTCCAAGAGCAGTAAACCAAATACCAACGACAGGCCAAGCAGCCAAAAAGAAATGAAGACTACGAGAGTTGTTGAAGGACGCATATTGGAAAATCAAACGACCGAAATAACCGTGAGCAGCAACGATGTTATAAGTCTCTTCTTCTTGACCGAACTTGTAACCGTAGTTTTGTGATTCAGTTTCAGTGGTTTCACGAACCAGTGAAGAAGTCACAAGAGAACCGTGCATTGCGGAGAAAAGACTTCCTCCGAAGACACCAGCAACTCCAAGCATATGGAAGGGGTGCATCAGGATATTGTGCTCTGCCTGGAACACAAGCATGTAGTTAAAAGTACCAGAGATACCCAGAGGCATTGCATCAGAGAAGGAACCTTGTCCAAAAGGATAAACCAGGAATACGGCAGATGCAGCAGCAACAGGAGCACTGTAAGCAACCATAATCCAAGGACGCATACCTAGACGGTAAGAGAGTTCCCATTCACGTCCCATATAGCAGTAGATGCCAATGAGGAAGTGAAATACAACAAGTTGGAAAGGTCCACCGTTATAGAGCCATTCATCAAGACTTGCTGCTTCCCAGATGGGATAGAAGTGAAGACCAATGGCGTTGCTTGAAGGAACAACAGCACCAGAGATGATGTTGTTTCCGTACATGAGTGAACCAGCAACAGGTTCACGAATACCGTCAATGTCCACTGGGGGAGCACCGATGAATGCGATAATGAAGCAAGTGGTTGCAGCAAGCAACGTTGGAATCATCAGAACACCAAACCAACCAACATAAAGGCGGTTATTGGTTGAAGTAACCCACTGGCAAAATTGTTCCCAGGAGTTAGTAGATTGTCTTTGAGCAATTGTAGCAGTCATTTTTCGTTAAAGGGTAAATAAAAGTCCAGGGGGAACTGGATAGTATAATATTTCCCACAACACCCTCCATTGTGGGTATGAGAGACTATGTTTAACCTCCCCATAGGTCTCGGTTAGGTAGAGGATTAATGTTAAGAAATATGAGGATTTCGTAACATTTGTTTACCTATTTATCATACTACGGTTTTCTTCTGGTGTCAAGCAAAAAAAAGTCCCCTTTCGGGGACTGAAAATTATTCTACTACTTCCGTTTCTGAAAGTGGAATTTCTTCTGGTTCTGGTTCTGGAAGAGTTACACCTGTTTGTGTAAGATACTCAATCGCACCTTGAACCTTCAAAAAAAGTTCTCTTTTTGCTGTAGATTTAGTTTGCAGTCCTTCCAATTCAAGGGAGAGGTCTTGTGCTTGCTTTACAAGATTTGCAAGATGTTCTTGTTGTTCGGTCATAAAAAATTAATTAATTCGATTTATTTATATTATACCACAAGTAGTCAAATATTGAAAGTTATATCTATAAATACTTACAAACCTTACTCACAGAACAATGAAAAGATTAGCACTTATCTTTTCGTTATTCTTTACTACTCCTGCTTTTGCTGGTGAAATCACATCAAAAATCACTGACTCCATTCAATTAAGCGTTCAGGGTGCAGCGGTACAATCAGAGAGAGTCGGTGCCTCATATGCAGTTTCAGGCACTAATATTAATGTAACAACTCTTGGAGGAGTTGGTGGAGCAGGTTCTTATGGCATCAACACAAACGGACAAGCATTTAGTTTCTCTGAAACATCAATTACTGCAGATGTTGATGTTACCTCTCAGTCGGCAGCTTCTGGAACAATTGCTTCTCCCAACCTTTATAGCAACTCTACTACTCAATTAGGTGGAGATAAGGGTTCTCTTGCTGGTACTTTAAGCGGAACTGGTGTTCCAACAATTACTGCTGGTGGTTCAGGAACAACTGGAACAGCACAACGTAGCGTTGAATTGAGCGTATTTAAGTGAGACATATAACTCTCGGACTGGTTACAGTTCTGGGAGTTATAAGTCCCTCATATGCTGGACCCGTAACTCCCAACTTTACTAGTGGGACCATTACCTCAGAAACCAAAACTCGTACTGAAGTTGTAGAAACTATCAGGCAAATAGAGTATTCTACTGGAACATCTTACACAGTAACTGGCACCAACATCAATATACCAGGAACTCCTGCTCCTGGTATGAATTACACAATTCAAACTCAAGGTGCTCCATTCCAATTTAGTGAGACTTACCTGACTCCTGGAGTGGCAAAGGAAACATGGATAGACAGAAAAACAACAGAAGATTCTATAACAAATACCATATCAGTCTTTACACAGTAATCTTTCTTTTACTGTTGACATTGACTGGATCAAACAAATCTAGAGCAGAACAAGCACCATCAAATACTAACATCGCAGGACCTTCAGCATCTGCTACTGGTAATGTAACTAACCAGGCAGTTCAGGTGCTTCAAGGTCCTTTTGCTTTGAATACTTTTGGTGCTGGTGTTTCTTGCCAGGGACCAACATTAAACTTCCAAACCTTCGGATATAATAATACAAATATGAATAATGATCCAGGAAGTTATCAAACTGGTTCATTAAATGTTGGTCTTTCCGCAGGATTTTCTATTCCTCTTGATGGTTCATTACAAGAACTTTGCAAAACAAGAGCTAGAACAGAAATTACAAGACAACAAGCAGAAGCGGATAAAGCAAGACTTGACTTTGAGTTAGTCAGATTATTGAAGTGTGGTGAAGCATTAAAGAATGGAATTTCATTTCATCCACAAAGTCCTTATGCAAAAATATGTGCTGATATTGTTGTGAAGTATCCAAGAGTACAGGATGTAGCAAATGGAAATCAAACCAATCCAAATAAGAAGTGAACCTCCACCTATCATTCCAACGATAGAACCTCCTGTAACTCGCAAAACAGAGAGATCTATGATACCTCAAGTTGATATGCCAATTATCAACATGCCAGATACCACTATAAAGTATCCAGTGATCGATGTTCCGACTCAAGAAGAGTTTGATGCTGCCGTAAGAGCAGAACAAAAAAAGAAAGAAGAAGAAAAAGAAGAAAAATCCAGAGGACTTCCAGATACTACACCTAACCCCCAACTGCCCCCAGTTATTCAAACCCCTCAGGATAATCAGGTTATTTCCGATCAATCTACTACAAATACGAATTTAGGAGTGCCCGTCATTGAAGTACCAATCATCGGAGAAGTTCCAATTCCCCCAAAAGAACAGGTTATTCTTGCTGGCACCACTGCTACTGCTTCTGTTGCTGCGGCTATTATTGGCAAATCTATGGTGGAATGGATGGTAGGTAAAATGAAACCTATCGTTCAACAAATATTCATAAGAGGCAAGAAACTCTTGAACAGAGACCTTACCCCCTATGAATTGCAACTTTATTTTGCGGCAGAATTAGATAGAAAGAATCTCAAATTACTTAAAAAAGAATGGAAGAAAGAAAAGGTAAACCAATACAAAAAAGCACACGATAAGTAATTACTTCTTACGTTTAGCAGACAGTTCATCAAAATCTTTCTTTTTTGTTCCACCATCATAAGTCCAAGCATATCCTTCAGAAATCATACGATCATTAAGACATACATCATCAACATATAACCTTCCAAGAATTCTCCCATACTTTTCAGTTGAGTCTGGAAGTTCTGTTTTAATAAGAATATTTTTTTTACTATCAAGATTTTTTTTCAACCATTCTTTGACTTCTAATCCAAGTGTTTTTTCTTTGAGATCGGTTGTACGACTTTCTGGAGTATCAACACCACTAAGGCGTACTCGCTTAGTAAGAGAAATATCGAACCCAAGATCAATGTCCGCATCGATTGTGTCACCATCAACTACTCTTAATACTTGTTTTACTCTATAGATATATGGGTCTTTATCCATTAGAATGGCAATTTAAACTTCTCAGTATTTAGTTTAGGAATAGGAAGTTTCTCAAATGCCTTTGATACTTGCTTCTCCACAACAGCACCAACAAATGCTTCTGGATTATCTAGAATCTTTTGTGCCTTTTGATAAGTTACATAAGCACCATAACAAATTGCTCCACTAATGGTGAGACTTGTGATTGATAGAATCAGACTCAGATGTTTCATTTTGCATCTCCAAATATGCTAGTCTTAATATGTAGTAAATTACATAGGCAGTAAATATCAAACCAGAACCAAGAACTATAATAACTCCCCAAGGCAAATTACTCATTCCATCCCCCCTCCTGTTTGTGTATCCATACCTTTAAATCTTTCACATATTTTCTTAATATTTGTGCTTGTTCTTCATGCCAAAGATCACCCGTTTCCAATTGAAGACGGGTGTGATTGTCTATGGCTTTAAGAATTTGGTGAATTGGAGCATTCCAACATTCACGTTTGGGAGTATTCCACTCTCTTGGCATAATACCTCATTATTTCTTCTTACCACCGTTTTTTGCTTTTTTTGCTGTAGCATTACCTTGATTCTGTTTGGATCCAGCAGAACCTTTCTTACCTTTGTTTGCTGATTTTGCCATTATGCCCCTGTGCGAGGTTGAACAAATCCTTCACCATCTTCTACTTTGGTTTCTAGTGCCTCAACTCTTGCTTCAAGAGTTTCTGGTGGTGCTTCAAGAGCAGGTGGTTCTGGTGGTGTTTCTACAAACTCTTCTCTTTTAGGTTCTTGTTTTTTTTCATCTTCATCATCTCCACCTTTCTTCATTGTATTAATACCAAAAGTAGCAGCAGATGCAGTGAAAACTGTCGCAATAAAGGTGGGATCCATCTTAGATAGAGCACCCGAATAACTTGCGGTGAGAAGAGCAGCAGACCAACCCAAAATACATATACGAATTAGTTGTCCCATAGCATTTTCGTTTTTCTTGTTAGTCATTGTAGTTTGTGATTGTGGTTAACCTTTTTTCCAAGATTCACCTTCTGCTTTTCTTCTACGAGCAAGTCCTGCTTCTACATTAGAACCAGGATTTCTGTAGAGGTAAAGCGCATCGGGAACTTTGTCCCATTCTTTATTCTTCAGTGTACGAGTAATAGTATTAAAGTTATCGCCACCATAAAACCCAGCACCAAGATTATAAGCAAAAGAAAGTAGGGCACCTCTTTTACCATCAGACATTTCATTCCAGTGTGGAATTTTACGAAGTGATGGAAGAAACTGGTTCTTACACTGACTAATCAGAAGTTCATCTGCTTCTTGTTGTGTAATTTGGTCTCCCATTTGGAATGCAGATCCATCTTTCTTACGGGTCGATCCCCAACCAATTGTGATTGGAAGTCCACCTGAGAGAGGATCTGGATATGCTTTCAGATGACATCCCTCGAACTCTTTGATTAATTTAAGGCCCATCATAGGCATATCGTCACCACCTGCTACGGGAGCGGCAACAGATGGTCCTGATGCTGGTGCCGCATTACCCTTTTTTCCTCTATAAATCTCTGCCCAATCTACATTATCTTCTAGATATTTGACTGGTAAATTATCTTCTAACCACTGAACTGCCTTGACATGGTTGGGGTTTTTCTCATCATAAAATTTGAAAAAGTTATGTAAATCAATTCTTGCCATTGTTTCCTCCGAAATACTTTTGATAAAGGTCGTTTGCTTCTTTATGTTTTCCGTGATTTGTAAGATCTTTTATGATCTTAAGAATCTTTCTTTTAAAATCAATCGAAGATTCTTCCCCACCCATCGTTTCCTCCTGGGCACCAACGATGCTTGAGAACTGCTTTGGTATAAATGGTCTTCTTACCATTTGTGACTGGACCAGTATAGTTATCGTTTAGAGAACCATATGGATCATTTACATAGTATCCTTTACCATCTGGAGTCTTACCGATGACTACACACATGTGCCCACCAGTAGGAGAAGATAGAGAACCACGGTGCAAAATACCAATAACAACTGGTTTTCCTCTATCAAGACTCTTATCAATGTCAGCAAAAGAAAGATTGTAACTAAAGTGTGACTTAATACCATAACCTGCGAGAACCTTTGTCTGAACCGCATGGTCAGTTGTGTCACCAATCGCAAATACTTTTTTAACATATTCATCATCACCCTTGATGCTTCCTGGCTTGAGGAAAGCAAGGCACATAGCACACGATGAACTGTTACAAGTTCTATGAGCATCTCTGTAGTTATCTACTTGGTTGAAATATGGAACGTCAAGAACTGCTGGGGTAGGTGGTTTGGTTCTAAACATTCCGATCCAATCGGTATCTGCGTCATCCATAAACTCAACAGGAAGGTTATCTTCTAACCATTGAACTGCTGCTACATGGTTTGCATTATTCTCATCATAATACTTAAAAAAGTTATGAAGATCTAAGGTCATTTTGCCTCATCTATAACACTATTTTATTTAGATGATGATGCTTTTACTAAAATCAAAAATAAAATAATTCCATAATAAGCAGCAAAATAATATATCATCTATAATACTCCTGAATTTTATCCAGGACTTGATTGAGATATTTGTGTGCTAATCCTTTTGGGTCTGATCCATAACCAATCTGTTCTCTATACAACTGATCTTTTAACTTCTCAACATGACACCTAATTTCTTCTTTTGAAAATTCGTTTCTAGGCATATAATAAAAAATCTCCACCCATATTTAGAGTAGAGATAAGTAGGAATACTTAATTATGTTAGGGTCTCACCACACTCCAGGAATCACTTGCCCAGTCAGTGCATAGGCACCCATAGCAGCCATAATTCCAATCATAGCAAACCAACCATTAATACGTTCTGCTCGTTCGTTCATTGTTTTTCTCCTTAGTAAGTTTCAGAAAGTTGATTGACAGAATGTGCAAGAAGCACAAAGAAAGTAATACTAGTAATAGTAAAAATTACTTCCCCCATCAGATTACACCAAAAAAGAGGTGTCCAGTTGTCGCATAAGATACAAGTGCAGCAACAAATCCAAGCATAGCAACACGTCCATTCAGTTTTTCTGCACGTTCGTTATGAGTTTCAAGTGCATAACGTTCTGCATCAGATTGAGACACATACATTTTAGGTTCTTTAGCAAACATATTTTGTTGCCCGAACTCATTAGTTGTTACAGTCATTTACGTTTTGTTACGAAACATTACAAAAGTATATAGCAAAAAGAAAGGGGTGTCAAGCACCCAATTGTATCAATTATCACTTTTCCTTTCTATCCTATATGCTCTTCCTGCTTCATCGAATCCATCAATTTCGATATATTCCGTTTCTTCATTAATATCATCATTTGGAACTAAACAAAGATATGGACCAGGTATTCTATCAGTATTACTGTAATTTCTATGACCAGAAATATGGTAATGTGCGGAAACAATTTGTTTGCCTGGATTTTTTAATTTATATCCTTGATCTGCCATTAATTTGGCAATTTTATTATCACATCCAGGTTTACCTAAAGTAAATTCCATCTCATCAGTTGTTGTGATTGGAGTCTTAAACAACCAAACATCTTGAGACGATGAATTGTTAAATGGAGCAATACACCATTCACCATTTTCACAAAATACTTCCCATCTAGTTAAAGCAAGAAAAACTTTATCCAAATCAGCATCTTTTACAACTGCAATACTATCATCTAAGATAATATCTGCATTTGCAATTATGCAAATTTGATCTTTTAAATTTTTATTACAAAATTCAAAAAGATCTTTATAAGTAGGTCTTTCTTCTCTTTGAATTATTTCTATTTTATCTGATTTAAAATTTAATTTAGAATCATCAGAAATGAAAACATACATCTTTTCAATGTTTTCATTTTCCAAATTCTCGTGAATACAAGTAAGATATTCACTATGTCTCTGATAATCAGAAGATCTAAAATATTCTATTAATAAATTCATTGAGTTTTAATCCAATCCATTAAATTTACTTGAGGTCTCCATCCAAAAATGGTTCTCAATTTTCCATTGTTTGCAAGAGTAGTTCGTGACTCACCAATTCTTGGTGGAATATTTATTTGATTTTCTGAAATAGAATTTGCAATCTCATTGATTGAATAATTCACACCATTTCCAACATTATAAAGTTCACCATAATATTCATCAACAACATCTTTTGTTGCTGCAAGAATATTTGCTTGAACTACATCAGATACGTGTGTAAAGTCCCTACGTTGTTCCCCATCCCCAACAATTGTAAGAGGTTCTCCATCTTTTCTTTGACGTAAGAAAATACCAATAACTGGAGCATATTGCCCTCTAATTGGAGAACGTTCTCCATAAACATTAAAGTATCTAAAGATAACTGTTTTTAATCCGAAAAGATTTGTATACATTTTACAAAGTTTTTCTCCAGCAACTTTAGATACTGAATAAGGATTCAAACAATCATCAGGTTGATTTTCATGATTGGGTGGTTCATTAAATCCATAACCAGAAGATGTAGAGGAATAAATCACTTTCTTTACTCCTGCTTCTCTAGCACACTGAAGGACTGTAACAGTGCCTACACAATTAATACTAACTGCTT